ATCAACCATGAATCGGCTCTGTCACAGCTGCTGGATTAGTAGCTGGCGCGATAGCTGGCGTTCCATCAGCATTGGTTGGCGGACCTCCTGGAGTCTCAGGAGGCTTGAGCCTGAATTGCTTCATATCAATATCGATATCAATCATCGAGGTCCAGTAATCTATGAGTCCCAGTAGGTCGAGACCCTGAGCGGCCTGCGGAGCCTGAATCAAAGCAAAGATAATATTCTGCAACATTCCTGCCGCAGCCATACGGTCGATAGCTTTGAGTCCTTGTCCGATGATGTATGGCAGATTCGAATTACGCAGACTCGAAATATCGAGCGTAATCTTCTTGCCAGTGAATACATCGGTGATTTCTTCGTTGTCCGCCGCATACTGGATGATGTTGTAATACATAGCGAATCGAACATTCCGGAAGATTGTATCATCCACAAGTCGAGCCGCTTTCTGTTGCCGGCGATTAGCGCCTTGCTGCACAGCTGCGACTTGTGAGTCTACTGCTCGGTCAATTGATGCGATTTGCGATGGTAGCGATTGTGTCGGGAAGAACTGATTCACAAGACCCATGATTGCTTCAAGGTCTTGTAGAGTCTGTCCCGTGTCCATATTCGAGTTCAACTGCCAGATGAACTGACGAATATCTTTTCCATAGGCAGTCGGCTTAACTTTGAGTCGAGCAGCTACCTCACCTTGTGGAATATTGTCAAGGCTGACCATTGACGGGTCATAGACCGTAGTGCCATATAGCTTGGAACGACTCGCCCTGATGTGCGTATTGACCAAGAAACTGGCAAAGTCACCCAACGGTTGAAGAATCTCAGCCACAGATTTCTGCGCCTGACCCATGATATCGTCATTCATGGTTCCCATAAAACAAGGGAGATAGCCGTGAATGTTATTCATGAATCGTGCTTCAATCACACGCTCATCGTTAAGGATGGTAAAACGCCATACCTCATAACGATTCCTATTCTGACGCTGACCACGGCCGCCTGGAATCAATCCAAACTCTGTAGGATTCAATCGAATATAAATTGTGACCAACTCATATCCATTGGCTTTGATATATCCACTGGACTCAGAAAGAATGCTGACCCAATCTGTTCCAGTCGCATCATCTGTCTGAAACTGCGCTTCCTGAGGCGGGTGCTTGTAATATTTAAGAGTCGTTGTTTCTTCATTATCCTCAAGACAATCGCCAAGATTGAAGAACATTCCCTGAGCCGCACGAGACTGAAGCCAATAATGACTCCGCAAATCTGCATGCGCGACAAACTCGCCGTCCATATGGAGTCGATGTAGAGGTACACTAGGGTCTTTGAAAATATTATAGTTGTCGACCGCAACCATTTTGTTGCCTTGCCAACGAATCTGCATCTGAACTTCTGGCTCGGCGTCTTGCTCGGTCTGAACAAGAATTGGACCCTCTTCGCGAGTCCAATTAACGAAGTAGCCACCCTGATTATACTTGAGAGTCGCGAACAAGCCTTGAAGGATTTCGCGATATGCGCCCGATTGAATCGCATCGTTATTCATCTTGACGACGATTTGTGATGCTTCGTCTGTCTCATCAGGAGTTGCGGTGTGATAGAACATACCACGATTCGGCGCAAAAGTCTGCGCGTAGTATGTCATGATATCGTCGATATGAACCCAAGTGAGAGGAAGGTTCAAATCGGTTAGAATCGGTTTGCCTTCGGTGTCTTGCTGTTGCTGGCGAACTTGGTCCTCTTTGGTCAATCGAAGCCAGCCTGCAATCTTCTTGTCGATTCGAACGAAACGAGGAAGATTGTCGTCGCGTTCTTGCCGGCCGAATCTGAGTCGTTGCTGAAGATAGCAAAGCAATTTCTCATGATTGGACTCGTTCTTGAATGGGTGTCCCCCGCCTACCTGAGGCTGCGGCAACGGCACTGTTGAGTGCATGATTGATTCATATGAATTATACACCGCAAATCTCCGTTCCAGATTGGACCTCTTCACCGTGCTCCCAATCGACTCCCATAGCTTGGGCGAGAATCAGGTGCATAAATTGCTCAGTCATATATGGGCCGTAAGCAGCTGAGTCGATAATATCATCCGGCTGCTCTTTCTTTCGAAAGTCGTAACTAACAATCTGCTGAGTAATGACAACATCTTCCTCGGCGACTGCCCATTCACCGTTTGCCATTAGATTCACAAAGGCTCTAATGCGAGAAGCTTTAGGGTCGCCTCGACCAGCCATGAGCGGTAATAGTTCTGCTCGTCCAGTTAAGAGACGACTCGCAAGGAACATTTCAAACATAGGAATGAGCAAGCGTTGAGCCGCAATAGCTTCGATTCCCCAAACCCACGCATTCCAATATTGCGCGAGTTGTAGAGTCTCATTGAACAACTCAGTCTCATCCATATGACCATGAGCGCCGCAGAATGAGATTGGGCATCCATCGTTTGGAATCAAATGAACTGTAACAGCAGACTCATCATTGCGAGCCTTAAGCCCAAAAGCAGGGTCGATTGTGATAAACGCCGCTCGAATCATATCAGGAGTAGGAACTGGAGTATAATTGATTTGGTCAGGCCGGAATCCATTCTCTCCGTGACCCGGCATATTCATCATCTCACACATCCAAGTCTCTACGAGTCCATTATCCTTATATTCCTTGAAGTCCTCCTGCAAGGCGTCGACAGACCACTTTTCCGGCCACAACGGACGCAGCGCACCAGTAACAGAATCCTTCACGAGGCAACCGAAAACCACGGGATTCCATCGCGCATTGCGACTCAGGCGCGCAAGTAAAGAAGTCTTGGTCAGCATGTTGCCGAGCCATAGAATCTTCTTCTTTCTGGCAAGCGCTTTCAGGAACGGGCCGAACATCCATTTGTCTAGCTTCTTTTGCTGGAGTTCAGATTCGGTATTCTCGTTGTCCTCAACATCGTCTACGACTGCAATATCAGGGCGCTGGTTATCAATATTGATTCCGCGCATCTGCTGACCTTGACCAATCGCACGAAGGATACAGCGTTTCTCGCCTCCGGTATGCAAAGGTAAATCGAATATCCAGAGTCCTTCATTCTCAGATGATTTAATCATCTTGATTACGCCGAACACTTCAATGAAGTTCGGATGATTCAGATACTCTATGATATCCCTGCAAGCACCCTTGGCGATAGGGGCAGTATTGGATAGATAAACAGCGAATCGGTGAGCAGTAAAAAGCCAATACCATATAACCACCAACTTCGCTAAAGTCGTTTTCGCGTGGTCGCGTGGAATAGCTAGAAGGACTCGCTCCTTTTCCAAGTCTGTGAGTAATGACCAAATCTCCTTATGGAATTCTGGCACAGACATATCGAGTGCATCGGCTAGGAAGAATTCGATAAAGATTTCAAAGTCTGTATAAAGAAGGAGTCGAAGCTGAGCAATATCAACCTCGACTTCTTCCGTGGCAGTTGAACTCTGCTGGAATGCCGCTTTTTCGAGGGCGTCTAGATTCGATACATCAACCACCAAAGAACTTGACGATTTTGCCGATAGTATCAATCAAGTCACTACCGCCAGAACTTCCACTCGTAGGTGGGTTCATGAATTCCATTCCGGGCGCACGACGGGCTGAGTCAGCCATTTGAATCGCTTCGTTGGAAGCATGTTTCCTTGCTGCCTCAGTTTTAGCTGCATCTTCCGGAGTCATCTCATCCGTCGAAGGACCAAAGATTCCTGTGATAATGGAGTCCAGAATCGAGTGATGGATTGGCCCACCTACGTTGTTGGTCGCCATATCTAGAATCCTTTCTCTTTCATGTCACTATCCAAATCGTCGAAGTTTACGTCAGGTGTATGAGTCTTAACCTCAATCGGACCTGGCAATGCTGGTTGCTGGCTCACATGCAGAAGTGAGTCAATTTCATCAAAGCTAGGATTCTTCATTGACCCATCATGAATCGAAAGTTGTTTCTCAACCACACGCGTCTCAGTCCCATCCCGACCAAAGGATTGAACGAGTCGTGACGTGAGATTGATAGTTGCTTTCGGACGAAGTGCTGGGTCAAGGACTCCTTGCTCACGACCAGCATTAGCACGGCGCGCAGCTTTATTAGCCACAGCCGCAGCCTTGAGCATAAACTCCGGGTCTTGATTCGGAAGCGAAGCACGCGCAACCAGATTCTTAAGAGCCAGCTGTTCAAGCTTGTCCCATCCAGTTGTCTGGTCGACTCCAGCTTGCGCATGTGCAGCACCAATAAAGATTCGGACTTCCCGATAAAGCGGGTCGTTCAAAACGTCCGTTAACTCTTTAGCTTCACACCCAATGATTTCCCGAATCGTTTCCTCGTCCATGCCAAGCACTGAATGCTTTGCGATAATGACATAGACCTCGGGCACTTCGCGGTCAAGTTGGCGACTCAATGATTCGTGCGTAATGTCAAGTAATGACATACCCTGACTCACTTTATCCACCTATACTTTCATTGGGCGTGAGCGTCAACGGTTACTAATCGCCGAATCCCGACTCAATACAAAAAATCGCGAAATCCTCAACCGCAGCAATAAACCTATCCTCAGCCTGCACGTTCTCTGCACGACTCGGAGCTCTTACCGCAGCGATATATGCTCGACCTCCACGAATCAAAATCTCCGCAACCTTCCTCGACTTGGCCTGAAC